CGGGGCGATGATCTTGAGCATTTCAAGCAGCTGGTCGAACATGGCCTGCCGCATCGAAGCGCGGTAGTCCTGCTCGTCCACGATGAAGTCGGCGTGCGACTGCGTGATGTCGTTGATGAACCGCACCGACCCGTCGGGCTGCAGCTCGGGCTGGTTGATCTTCTCCCAGGTGATCTTCGGCATCTGCTCGCCGACCTGGGACTCGGTCAACCGAATGACCTTCGGCATTGTGTAGAACTTCTCGGTATTCGAGAGTCCCTTCTGCCCGCTGACGCTGATCGCCAGCCGCAGATTGTCGAACACGCCCGACGTCGTCAGGGCGCCGCTTTCCTGCTTGGCGATGATGCCCTTGCCGCTGATGACGTTGGTGCTGCGCCCCAACTGCTCGGGGTTCACGCCGCTCGCCGACTGCAGGAACATGCGGTCGATCGCCAGGATCTCGGCGTGGCCCTGAATCTCCTGAAAGTCGCGGCGGATCTCGAAGCGCGCGGTGCCGTCGGCCATGATGAACACGCCTTGCGGGTTGGCGACGTTGGCGATCGCGTCCTCGATCGTGTAGCCGTCTTTCGCGTCGGAGAACGCGCGCTTTTCGGTAATCAGTTGGTTGACGGACAGCAGGAACAGCGACTTCGACATGCGCTTGTTCATGTCCATCTGCGGGTCGCGCATCGGCCGGATGTGGCCGTAGGGCATGCCGTCGCGACCGCGCCGGAAGCAATACAGCGGCGTCAGGCTGAACTGGTTGTGCGCGTAGGGGCTCGGGCAGTCCTCCAGCAGTTCGGCGTCGGTCATGTAGGCGATGCGCGGCCGCAGCACGATGGCGCTCACCGCCTCGCAGTTGCCCACCGCCAGGTTGCGCTCGTGCGCCGCAAAGCCCTCTTGGTAGATGTCCCCGTGAAACGCGCCGCCGAAGATCACCTTGGATTCTTCCGGCTGGCGATACCACGCCTCGTAGACCTTGACCCGGCGCCGGCTGTTCTCGACGCTCGAGCCGGTCATCGACAGGCTGCGGGTCGCGCTGGCCCGGTGCGTCTGCGGGTCGCGCAGGTTCGCGCCCAAGTACCAAAGCTCGTCGTCGGCGTCGGCCGTCAGTTGGTCCGCGCCGAGCGCCATGCGCTCCAAGGCGTCCTTGTGCTTCGGCCACAAGGCCTGGGCGATGTCCAAATCTATGTAGCGCCACCGGAACAGGTAGCGCATGTCCTTGCCGTCGGGCCGCCTGTGGTAGCTGTCATGCAGGACGTTGCGCCACGATTCCATGCCCGAGTAGAGCGGATCGTCGGTCGCGTCCATCGAAAGGCTGTCCTCGAGCCACGACAGGCCCGACTTGACGGCCTCGCCGAACGCCTGCGAGCGCATGAACGGCACCCGGTTGACGTCGGAGTAGAACTTGAGCACCTTGGCGCGAGCCTGGGCGCCCTCGGAATCATCTTCCTCGCGCGGCAATACCCGCCAGTCCACCCGGTTGCGCTTCTCGGCGCCGAGGATCCAGTCAATGTTGACCTTGATCTCGTTGAAAACCAGCGGCGCCTGCCCGCGCGACTCGATCTCCTTGGCATCTTCTTCGGTCCACTGCAGGCCGTCGTAGTAGTCCTCATCAATCGCCATTTCTGCGCGATTCTCGGCCTGCCGGTCGCGTTCGTGCTCCAACCACTCGTGCAGCTTGGAAAACTTCGCCCGGCTCTTGTCGTCGCCGCGGTCGGCGTCATTCGGTCGTGACCCGGCTTCCGACACTTCGCCGGTCATCGAGTGAACGATCCGCAGGCCGCGTTGCCTAAATCTTGCGGGCCGAGGTAGCCGTCATCGCCGTCCCTTACCGGCCGCTTGCGCAAGCCGTAATCTATGGGGGGTAGGCTCTTGCCACCGTTCCCGCTCGAACTCGCGTAATTTCATTCAGAGGCCACGCGAGTAAAGCTCTGTCCGACGGGTCAGGCAGGGCTGGTCGCCTTTCCCTGTAGAGCCGGACACCCTTCGCCCTATCGTTACACTTCCCCGTGGAAGATCGTTTCGCCGGCTACCTTAACCGCAAGCTCCCCGGTTGGAGCAACCGAATCGGCCTCGATCAGCAGGGTTGGCTTCGGCGGCATGTCGCACAGGTCGTCCAAATGGTTGAGGATCAGGTCGGCCGCCTGCCGGGCGATCTGAAAGTCGTTGCCGTACCCCATGACGTAGGCGGCGCGGCTCGCCTTGACCCACAGCACTTCGGAATCGACCACGAAGCCCTTGCTGCCGTCCTTGACGAGCTCGTGGGCCGCCGACAGCGGCAGGCAGTACGGCACGCACTTGTTCAGCAGCATGCGGCCCTTGGCCGGGAACAGCACCAGCGCCGGCTCGTCCTCTACCCAGTGCATCGCGCACACCAGATCGCCCTTGGTGAACACCCGCCAGGCGGTCGGCCCGCCCCATTCCACGCCTCGTCCCATTGCCTGTCCCTCCTATGCAACTCGCCAGTTATGTTGGACCTTCAACCGCTTGGGCCGCGCCGGCCGGCACCGGGCATAGCGGCGCATCATGTACGCATACCGGCTCGCGCTGATCGTGTCGTCGTAGATTTTCTGGATCAGCCCGTCTTTGCGGTGGTAGATGCGGTATTCCTCGATCCACAGCGCGCACGTCGAAAACACCTTCCAGCGGCCCGTCTGCATGCGACCAAGCATTTCCGTGATGCCCGCCTCCACGCCGTTGCCGCCGCCCTCATGCTCGGGGAAGCTGGCCTGCTCTGGCATCATGTCGAAGCCGACTTCCTTGTACTGCGCCGCCAACTGCTCGCCGCTGCCCTTGTCGTGCTGCAGGCCGTCGTGCGGCCACGCCCACGGCAGCCACTTGTCCCATGACGTCAGCGACACCTTCGCCATTACCGGCGTCATCTGCGACTTGCGGAAGTCCTGCGTGACGTAGATGCAGTCGATGTCGCGGTTCCACGCCAGTTGGACGACCGCAAAGGGGTGATCCCACCCGAAGTCCATGCCGCCAACCTGCGGCCAGCTGTCTGGAATCGGGATGGGATCAATCACGATGTCGGACTCGGCCACCGGAAACACGGCGCCGCTGCCAAGCACGGGGATGCCCAACTCGCGCGCCTTGAGCTCGTGCGGACGCGCGGCATACGCCCGCCGCAGTTCGACCTTCGCGCTTTCCGTCAAATGGGGAGCGTGCTGCCAGCCCGCCATGACGAGATACTTGGACGGGTTGATCTCAGGCATGCCGGAACTGCTCCATGATCGCGTTGAGCATTTCCGCCGGCAGGAACGAGTGAACGACCTCGGTGGCGCCCTCCAGCGGCGTGAACGTGAGGTAGACCAGGCCATTCGTCGTCGCCGTCCGCATCAGGCACTCGCCGTAGACGTCGGGCGGCGGTTCCTCGTCCAGCCAAATCCAATCGCGCTCCGTGCCTTCGAACGAGCCGCGGCCCTGCGCGTAGGACTTGATGCTGCACTCCGACCACTCGCCGGTCGGCGTGTGCAGCACCCTCACCGTGTCGGCCAGGTCGGAAACGCCCTGCTTCCAAGTGATGTCGCCGATGCAGCGCAGCGGAACCAGCCCGGTGCCGGTGAATACCTTGCGCTGGCCCTGCATCCTCGGCTTGCCAAACAGCTTGGCTTGAACGATGTCGCGCGCCGTTTCGTTGGTCTTTCCGCAGGCGTAGCCCTGCGTCGCCTTGTCGAAGATGCGCCCTTCCCACCACGACGGGTATTCCCCGGTCATGTGGCACGAAGTTTCGTAGCCGCCCGTCCCCTCGCTCTTGCCGATGCGGTTGGCCGCCATGAAGCAGCGTTCGCGGTACGTCGCGCCGGCCCGGAAGAACTCTAGGTGCTTCGGGTAGAGCTCGCGGCGCAGCGGCCCGGTGTCGGGGTAGAACTGAAGGATCCGGTGCGTGCGCCTCGACTGCTCGTAGGCCGCGGCGAGCCGCGCAACCTCGGCCTGGGCGGCCGGCGGCAGCTTGGCGACGTCAAGCTCGAGGCTCACGGCGCTTCGGGCACGGCGTCAGGCACGACTTTCAGCCCATGGGCGGCAAAGATGGCGGTGAGCCGCGCCATGATCTGATCGGGCGGCAGTTCGGCGAGGTTTCCGGTCACGTTGGCCTCGATTCCGACCTTGTCGCCGTAGACGGACGGGTACAACTTGCCGGCGATCCACTTGCGGGTGTCGATCCGTAGCCGTTTGTCGTTCACCGCGGCCGAATCCATGCGCCCATGCTCGTCGGACGGCATTTTCTCGTCAACCAGGTCCAGCAGGGTGTCCATTGCCGACTCCGCCTGCATCTGACGGGCATCGCGGTACGTCTTGAGCCGCCCCTCGGGGTCGGCGCGAATCCAGCGCAGCACGCTGGAATGGTCAAAACCGGCCTTTTTGGCCCACGACGACAGCGTTTTGCCGGTGGCGATGTGATTGCACAGGGAAACCAAGTCGGCGTCGTCAAATGGGCGCCGGTCCGTCTTGGGAATCCTCGCTTTCCTCGGCTTGCGCTTTTTCTTGGCGGCCATCGGACTACCTGACTTCCCCAATCAAGTGCAGGCCGCGCCCCACGTTGGCGGCAGCCGCCACAATTTCACGCTGGACTGCCTCGCGCTCGGGGCTGGAGTAGTGGCGTGCCGCGTCCTCGGCGCGCTCGAGTGCCTTGGCGGCTTCCCGCAGGGCTTCGGCAAGGGGAGTCATCATTGCACGCGGATCGTCACGGGCTTACCCGGTCGGATGTTGCGGCAGACCATAGCCGACGGCTCGCTTTCGAGGTCCGCTGTGTCCACCGTGCGCAGCGTAATGCAGGCGCGGCCGAAGGTGGCCGTCGTTAGGGTGTAAGAGGAACCCGGCGGAACTGTCACGTCGGGCTGCTCGACGCCCGAGAGGGTCCATTCGAGCCGGTAGCCAGCGATTTCGGACGCCGGCATGGGCGTCGTTCCGTCGGCTCGCACGATCGGCGGGGTCCAAGATGCGTTGAACGTGTCGGCCCGCACGGAGCCAGCGGCCAGCGCGATCAGCACGGCAACCAGCAGCAGGACCAGGGGATGTCTTGTCGGGATGGCGTTCATTGCGTGTGCCTCTGTTTGCTTATGGCCCGCCGGGCAGCGTGGGGACCGTGATTCCGTACACCACGCACGCAGATCGCGCTCGCAGCAGCGCGCCGCGCCGCTCCTTGATCGGCAGCGTGCCGTCCGAAGCCGTGGCAATCTCCGTTTTCAGGTCGCTCACGATGGCATTGCGAACCTCGGCCGGTGCGGTCCCCGAGAGTCCAGACGCCTCATAGGCCGAAGCCGCGAACGACGCGGACCCGCCGAAGCCCGATCCCGCCGCGATCCACGCCGCATTGGCGGCAGCGTTGGCTGCGGCCAAGGCAGGCACGGCCACCGATCCGATCGCCAGCCCGAACATGCGCAGGTAGAACGCCTTTCTCGCGCGGTGGTACGCCTTTGCCTCGTAACCAGACAGGATCGGCAGGCAAAACTCCAACGTTTCTGCCAATCGGGCCTCGATGTCGGCCTCGCTGGACGTGGCGCCGTCGAAGGTACGGGCCGCGCCGTCGGGAACCGGCGAACGGTACTGGGCAGACGCGCAGCCGACGAGCGATATGCAGATAGCAAACGTCGCCAAGACGGATGCTTTTGTCATTTCGGTTCCTCGCGCTTCTTCCACGGCCAGCGCAGCGCCGGCAGCGGCGGCAGGTCGTCGGGCAGCAGCAGCAACAGCAGCCCCGTCAGCAGCAGCACGGCGGGGAAGCGTTCCGGCTCGATCCATCCGGCCAGCGTCGAACCGGATCCAGCCACGAGGATCACGCCGCGAATGGTCGATGCCTCGCCCAACTGGCGGCGCAGGTAGTCGTAAGCCACTTCAATGCGTTCACGGTTCATGCCCATGCTCCTTTGTGCATCGCCCGAATGATGGGAAGGGCGCGGCCGTCCCCTACCTGCGAGCGCCACTTGGAACCCGACAGGATCGCGGCCACGGACTCGAAGCGCATCGACCGAAGGTGATCGGCGGTCGTCGGCCACTCCCGCGCCAGCCGGTACACGCCAAGGTTGTAGCCAAGCTCGAAGATCGCCCATTGCCGCGGCTCGGCCCACTGGCGCCACACGGGAAAGTGCTGATCCAACTCGAGCTCGACGGCGGCAAGGTCGTTGTCCAGCAGGTAGCCAGCCTCGGCGCGGGTGATCCCACGGCCCACAAGGTTGCGACCGAAGCCAATCGTCAGCCAGCCCTTGACCAGCGTGCCAGGGTTCGCGGTGCGCCCCGTGGCGTCGTCGTACACCTTGAGCATCAAGCCCTCGTGGCCCGATATGCTCGTTTCGATGCGCTCGCGAAGGTCGGGAGTCATTTCCCGCCATCGTCCTCGACGGTGGGGATGTGGTTTCCGCAGCCGCGCGCCACTTGTTCAAGTGTCGTCAGCCGGCGCTCGGTGCGCAGTGCTTGGTGGTGCATGGATAGCTGGATCTTCTCCAGCAAATCCAATGCCTTGTCCAGTCGCTTCGCCCAGGCTGCAAACGCCAAGGCGAACAAGGCCGCCATGACGGTAGCGATCGCCTCGCCGACGCTCAGTCCGTGATTCAATTCGTCCACTTGCTCAGGCTCTGTTGACGACTTCGGGACTGAGAACGGCACGAGCCTTCGCGCCGCGGTCGGCGGCGATCTGCGTCTTGGGTGGAACGGTCAGGTAGGTGGCTGGATCGGCGTAGAACGTGAGAACCGCCTCAAGGTCGGCGGCACGCTTCACGGCGGCGGCGACGGCATGGGAATCGGTGATGTCCTGCGACACGACGGACGACAGTTGCTCGACGGCCCACTCGTAGGCCCGATGCTCGGCGCTGTTGGCCTGGACCGTGATCGGATTGCCGTGCGCCAGTGCGTTGACGTGGGCGCGAATGATCGGCAGCGGGGTAGGAAGCGGGGGGGCTGGCATGGGTTGCTCCGGTCAGTCAGTGCCGACACGGTATCGGGTTGCGTTTCGGTTGGAGCATCCAGCCGCCTACCGCGCCCCAGGTGAGGCGCAGCGGCGGGGTGACATCAGTGTAGCGGGGCGGTGGGCTGCCGCGCGGCTAGGCCATCGAGCGCAAGCCACACGACCGTCGGAACGGGTTGCTGACCGGCGCACCAGCGGCGAACCACGCGCTCGTCGCAGTCGATGGCACGGGCGAGGCCGCGCTGCGACAGGCGTAGCCGCTCGAGCATGGCGCGCAGGCGGTCGGCGTCGGTCACGGCTTCTCCGGCTTGTGGGTGACGCGGATCGCGCGAACCTGGCCGCCCGATAGCAGCGTCCACGTCCAATCGGGGCTGGATGACAGCAACTCTCCCGGCTCGACCGGGGAGTGCGCTCGCAGCAGCATGGCGGGCGCGTTGGGCGCGGCACCCATGAGCCACGGCCGGATGTCCAGCGGCAGGAACCCGGCGCCGCCAAAGTGATCGGACAGTTCCGCCAGATCCACGCCCACGCGGCCGATCAGTTGCAGCGGGCCAGCGTACAGGCGAGCGCAGCGCAGGCCGCAGAAGCCGTGATCCTCCCACGTCAGGGGTCGAGGCTTGACCGGCAGCAGGG